ACTAAGTAGTACCCCCACCCCCTCTCGTTTTTCCGCCAAGCCTTACTAAGTCCATCCTGCAAACACCCCCCGTCAATGGTACCTAGACCTCCTTTACAAAACGGCACTACACTGATATAACCCCGCCCATACCCACAACGCGTGGTGCTAAATGATTAAAGTGGAGCCGACAGCGGAGTTCCCTCTCCCGTACGACACTAGCGATGAGAAGCCTAAGACTTTTCACGATGAGTTAGCTATTGCCGCAAATACGGCGGATGTACTGCAAGAGCTAGGTGCCACCATCGACTTGAGCCCGGAAGACCTAGATAAGGTCAAGGAGCTGACCGAGTCCCGCAACCGCAAGAAGGCAAGCGTCGCTCTCCGCGATCCCAGTACCGCAAGCGCTGCGGCTATGTTTTTGAAGTCGTACGCCAATCAGGTAGCTACCGATGTGCACGAGGTGCGCAGTGCTATTACGGCAAAACTGATGGAAATTGCGAACTGCGGCGACCCCCGGTATGAGCTGAAAGCCCTAGAGTTGCTAGGTAAACACAGCGATGTGGGCCTCTTCACCGAGCGCAGCGAGATAACGGTTACTCACAAGAACTCAGATACTTTAGAAGCTGCAATTAAGGAGCGTATCAAGCGCTTACTTAATAGTGACGTGGTTGACGTGGTCCCCCTAACAGACACTCTGGATACTGAGTTAGGTGTAATTGAGCTGGATGGGGATGTGCGCAGCCGGAAAATCGTGAATGAGGCGCTCGACCCGGTCGAGGAAATAGAAGAAGAGCAGGTTGAGGAGCTAGTCGAGGAGGACAATGAGCCTCCAAACTGACAATGTAGCTCTGCTTGACTTGCTGAAAGTGCTGCCAAAGCTCTCTGAACAGGAGATGCGGCAGGTCTTGTTCGAGTTGGACACGCTGGAGACGATGAAGGCTAAGGAGCTACAGCGTGACAAGTTCCTAAAGTTCGTCGAAGCGGTGTGGCCTACGTTTATTGGAGGTAGGCACCATGCGAGAATGGCTGATGCGTTTGAAAGGGTGGCTCGTGGGGAGTGCAAACGACTCATCATCAACATGCCACCACGGCACACGAAGTCAGAATTCGCCTCATACTTGCTGCCAGCATGGTTTTTGGGCAAGTTTCCTCACAAAAAAGTGATTCAGACGGCTCACACAGCTGAATTGTCGGTGGGTTTCGGTCGAAAAGTCCGAAATTTGGTCGATTCTGAGGTCTACCGCAACATTTTCCCTAATCTTTCGCTGTCTGCGGACTCAAAAGCAGCCGGTCGATGGAACACATCGAAGGGTGGCGACTATTTCGCTATCGGTGTAGGCGGTGCTGTGACTGGTAAGGGTGCTGATCTACTAATAATTGATGACCCGCACTCTGAACAGGAGGCGGCGCTCGCCCAAGTGAACCCCGACATCTACGACAAGGTGTATGAGTGGTACACATCCGGTCCGCGTCAGCGTCTCCAGCCGGGTGGGTCGATCATTATTGTGATGACGCGCTGGTCTATGCGCGATCTTACTGGGCAAGTAGTTAAGTCGAGTGCACAGAGGGGCGGGGATGAGTGGGAAGTTATTGAGTTTCCAGCTATCCTGCCATCTGGTAATCCACTTTGGCCTGAGTTTTGGTCGCTGAGCGAGCTAGAGGCGCTGAGAACTGAACTGCCGAACCTGAAATGGCAAGCGCAGTACATGCAGCAGCCGACTTCGGACAGTGCGGCGATCGTCAAGCGAGAGTGGTGGAAGATATGGGAAGAAGACCGCCCGCCACCGTGCGACTACATCTTGCAGACGTGGGATACGGCGTTCGAGAAGAACAGCCGCGCTGACTTTTCAGCCTGTACGACGTGGGGTATCTGGTACAACGACGAGGATCACGGGCTACCCAACATCATCTTGTTGAATGCGTTCAGGGAGCGGATGCAGTGGATTGAGTTGAAGGAGACCGCGTTCCGGCACTACCAAGAGTGGGAGCCAGATAGCGTGATGATCGAGAAAAAAGCAACCGGGGCCCCTCTTATATATGAGTTCAGGGCGATGGGCATCCCCGTGCAGGAGTACACCCCGTCAAAGGGGAACGACAAGATTACTAGGTTGAACTCGGTGTCGGACATCATTGCCTCTGGCAAGGTCTGGGTGCCACAGACTCGCTGGGCTGAAGAGTTGGTCGATGAGATCGCAAGCTTCCCCAGTGGTGAGCACGATGACTTGGTCGATGCGACGACACTTGCGTTGATGAGGTTCCGCGCAGGCGGCTTCATACGGCTACCTTCGGATGAGCCGGAAGAAATTAAGTGGTTCAAGTCTCAAAAGAATGCGGGGTATTACAACGTATGAATGGATATGACGATCTGGAAGCGTTTAAGGTCTGGTGGGAAAACACTCGCCCATTTAGCCCTCCTATAGAAGACCCGGTTACACAAGCCGGAGCTATCTATGGTGTCGTGCTTTATCGTCAGGCACCGTATCAGGTGCAGTTATTCATCATGCCGCCCAACTCTTCTATTGAGGATCACATCCACCCCAACGTGGATAGCTTCGAGGTATTCGTAGGGGGCGATATTGCTTTTCGCTGTAACGGCGAGGAGTACGCCCAGAATGTTTTAGGCGCAAGTATTCGCGTGCTTCCCGATAGTTGGCATGGCGGTAAGTTTGGTGAGCGTGGCGGGTGCTTTCTATCTGTACAAAAATGGTTAAACGGTGTGCCTCCTACTTCGGTAGGGCACGACTGGCATGACGCAGCCAACAATAGAGTTGGCATGGCTACTTTACTTAAGGATTAATCATGGCAATCGATAAAGGACTGTATGCAGCGCCTCTCGGCATCGCCGACGCAGCTGCGGCGGAGCCAGACTTGGAAATTGAGATCGAAGACCCAGAGTCGGTAAAGATCGGCATGGATGGGCTGGAGATAGAGATTGAGAAGGGCGAGCCTACCGCTGAAGATTTTGAAGCAAACCTCGCTGACTTTATAGATGACGGTGAGTTGCAAAGCTTGGGCGACGAGTTAATTGGTGACTTTACTTCTGACCAAGACTCTCGCAAAGACTGGGTTGATGCTTACGTCAAGGGTATCAAGCTGTTGGGTCTGAAGGTGGAAGAGCGTAGCGAGCCGTGGTCTGGTGCATGTGGTGTGTTCCACCCGATGCTGACCGAAGCAGTTGTGCGGTTCCAATCAGAAGCAATCGTTGAGACGTTTCCAGCGATGGGGCCAGTTAAGACTCAGATCGTCGGCGCTATCGACAAAATGAAGGAAGACGCAGCAACACGCGTGCGTGATGATATGAACTACCGTCTGACTGAAGAGATGGTTGAGTATCGCCCCGAGCACGAGAAGATGTTGTTTGCTTTGCCTCTGGCAGGTTCGGCGTTCAAGAAGGTCTACTACGATCCGTCGCTAGGTCGGCAAGTGGCGATGTTCGTGCCCGCTGAAGACATGATTGTGCCGTATGGCGCATCTAGTCTGGAGACAGCAGAGCGTGTGACTCATGTAATGCGTAAGACTCCTAACGAAGTGCGCAAGCTACAGGTAGCGGGGTTTTATAGAGATGTTGAACTTGGTGAGCCGCAGGGTGTCTTAGACGACATCGAGAAAGAGAAAGAACGCGATCAGGGCTACACAGGCAGTATGGACGACAGGTTCCGCATCCTTGAGATGCACGTCGAGCTTGATCTTGCGGGGTTTGAAGATACAGATAAGAAGGGTGAGCAGACCGGCATAGCGTTGCCTTACGTTGTGACTATTGAGAAGGGCACCGGTACCGTGCTCGCTATCAGACGCAACTGGTACGAGGACGACACACTCAAGCTAAAACGGAACCACTTCGTGCACTATGTATATGTGCCGGGGTTTGGGTTCTATGGCTTTGGCTTCATTCACTTGATCGGTGGTTACGCTAAGGCTGCTACGTCGATCATGCGGCAACTGGTAGACGCGGGTACGCTGTCTAACCTGCCGGGTGGTATGAAGAGTAAAGGCTTGCGCATCAAGGGTGATGACACACCAATCGCGCCGGGCGAGTTCCGTGATGTCGATGTGTCGTCGGGTTCGATTCGCGACAACATCCTGCCACTGCCATATAAAGAGCCAAGCCAGACACTGTTCCAACTGCTCAACCAGATCATCCAAGAGGGTCGTAGCTTCGCCTCTGCTGGTGACATTAACGTCTCGGATATGTCTACGCAGGCACCGGTAGGCACAACACTGGCAATCCTTGAACGCACACTGAAGATAAGTACGGCAGTGCAAGCTCGACTGCACTATGCGATGCGGGGTGAGTTCAAGCTCTTGAAGGCCATCATCCGTGACTACACACCAGAAGAGTACAGCTACACACCGGTAGATGGAGACCGTCAGGTCAAGCAGTCTGACTACGACCAAGTGGACATCATCCCGGTTAGCGATCCAAACGCTGCGACGATGGCTCAGAAGATCGTGCAGTACCAAGCGGTCATTCAGTTAGCCCAAGGTGCGCCTCAGTTGTACGACCTGCCGCTGTTGCATCGTCAGATGATCGAGGTGTTGGGTATTAAGAACGCAGCCAAGCTAGTACCGGTCGAGGACGACGCTGTTCCAACCGACCCGGTGCAGGAGAACCAGAACGTGCTGATGGGCAAACCCATCAAAGCATTCATCGAGCAGGATCACGAAGCGCATATCGCTGTGCACATGGCAGCGATGCAAGACCCTAAGCTTCAGCAGATGATGCAGAGCAACCCAATGGCCGGAGCGGTACAAGCCGCAGCTATGGCCCATATCAACGAGCACTTAGGCTTCCAGTACCGCAAAGAGATCGAGCGGATACTTGGTGTCACGCTGCCGACCGAGCAGCAGAACAAGCAGATGCCTCCAGAAGTTGCCGCACAAGTTGCTCAGATGTCGGCGCAAGCAGCTCAACGCCTGTTGATGACAAACCAGCAGCAGGCTGCACAAGAGCAAGCTCAGCAAGCAGCACAAGACCCCATCGTGCAAATGCAGATGCAAGAGCTCCAGCTCAAACAGCAGGAAATCCAGCGCAAGATGGAGAAAGACCGTGTCGATGCTCAGCTCAAACAGCAGCAACTACAGGTCGAGCAGTCTCGCATCGCCGCTCAAGAGAAGATCGCAGGTCTACAAGTGGGTGCCAAGACTACGCATGCACAGAGAGAGTTGGACGCTCGCATGCAGGTCGAGGGTATCAAGTTGGGTCTGCAAGGAGCAAAAGACCGGCGGGAGACTCGCCGTGCAGAGCAACCGCCCAATAAGGGCAAGGAGAAGTAATGAACGATGGAACCGTACTTGGGTACTTAAAAACTAAGTTTACCGAAGAGCAGCAGAGCAGAGTTGAGTTCCTTGCAGCTGGCAAAGCAGTCAGTTTGGAAGAGTACAAACACGTAGCCGGAGTGATCCGGGGTCTGGCGATGGCTACGGAAATCCTTGATGACCTCGTGCAACGACTGGAGAAATCTGATGAATAGTGCTGTTGATCTTTCACAAGCTGTAGACCTGTCTGCTGTATTGGACAAGTCAGCTGATGAGAAAGCGAAGCAACTGCCGGAACCTGCGGGTTATCACGTTCTTGTGGCGTTACCTGAGTCTGAGGAGACCTATGAGAGCGGTCTGATTAAGGCCGATGAGACCCGGCGGTATGAAGAAGTGCTGTCCACGGTGTTCTTCGTGGTTGCCCTTGGCCCTGACTGTTACAAAGATGAAAAGAAGTTTCCAACTGGCCCTTGGTGTAAGAAGGGTGACTTTATCCTCGCCCGCCCTAACACCGGCACCCGACTGAAGATTCATGGACGGGAGTTCCGGCTTATTAACGATGACTCGGTAGAGGCTGTCGTCCAAGACCCGCGTGGTATTTCGCGTGCTTAAGGAGAGTTAAATGAAAAACAACATGGAATTATCTGAGTTTGAGTTCCCCGACGAGAAAGAAGAGAAGGCTAAATCTGCTCCCAAGCAGGCTTCTTCGGACGAGGAATTCAATATTGAGGTTGTAGACGACACCCCACCACAGGACAGAGGTCGCAAGCCAATGGCTGAGCCGCCTGAGGAGGTAACTGAGGATGAGCTGGCTTCGTATGACGAAAAAGTCCAGAAACGCCTTAAAAAGTTTACAAAAGGCTATCACGATGAGCGACGAGCCAAAGAAGAAGCCCTACGAGAACGTCAGGCTGCTGAAGAGTTCGCCAAGAGGCTCTACGAAGAGAACCTTACTCTCCAGAAGCAGCTCTCTGAAGGTTCTAAGATTTTTATTGAGCAAGGTAAGTCAACTGCTCAGCTGGAACTCGAACAGGCTAAGAAGCATTACAAAGATGCCTATGAGAACGGGGATGTCGATGCTGTGGCGGAAGCGCAAGCTAAGATCGCACAGGCAACCCTGAAGCTTGACAAGGCTGAAAACCTTAGACCTATTGAAGTACAGGAAAAACCCGAGTATAGTCCACCTAACTCGGCAGCTCCCAAGGCTGACCAAAAGCTAAATCAGTGGCTGGAGGACAACCCTTGGTACGGAGATGAGTCATCTCCCGAGACCACGATTATGAGTGCTACCGCCCTTGGCGTGCACAACGCTCTAGTCAAACAGTATGGTCAGGGCTATGTTGGGACAGATGAATACTACGGGAAGATCAATTCTCGTATGCAAAGAAGTTTCCCCGATTACTTCGGGAGCCAAGAAGGTCAGGAAGAACCGGAGGAGCAGCCTCAACAGGCAGCGCCCCGAGCCAAACAGACTACAGTTGTAGCTCCGGCTACGCGTAGCACGTCGCCCAAGAAGGTAAAGTTAAGCGCTTCTCAGATAGCTATTGCTAAGCGTTTAGGTGTACCTCTGGAACTTTACGCCAAAAAGGTTGCTGAACAACAGGAGAATCGGTAATGGATGAAACACGTGTAAGTCGTGAACACAGTACGCGCAATAAGGCCCAACGCAAGGAGTCTTGGAAACCCCCAGAGCTACTCCCTGTGCCTGATCCTGAGCCCGGCTATAGATTCCATTGGGTTCGTGTTTCGACACTGAACTCGCCGGACCCGATCAATCTCTCTGCTAAACGACGTGAAGGCTGGGAGCCCGTAAAGGCTTCTGAACATCCTGAACTGCATTTACATATTACTGACCCCGACAGCGCCAGTAAGGACGTTGTTGTGATTGGTGGGCTGATGCTCTGCAAGACGCCTGAAGAATTCGTTACGCAACGCAGTGGGTATTACCTAAAGCAAGCTAACGATCAGATGACGGCTGTAGATAACAGCTTCATGCGCCAAAGTGACGCTCGGATGCCTCTGTTCAATGAACGGAAATCATCTACGACCTTTGGCTCTGGAAAATAATTTTTTGGAGTTTAATCATGGCTTATCCTACGATTGACAGCCCCTACGGGCTAAAGCCGATCAATTTGATCGGTGGTCAGGTGTTTGCCGGTGCAACTCGTCAACTTCCTATTACGACCGCTTCGGTCAATTACAACACCGCTATTTTTAATGGTGACGTAGTTGGTCTGACGGCTGATGGCGTTGTTGCCGTGTCGGCACTGGACACTGAAACTACCCCTATTGCGGGTGTTGTTGGTGTGTTCCTTGGCTGCACTTTTACCAACCCTGTGACTAAACAACTAACGTTTTCTCAGTACTGGCCTGGCTTTGCCTCGGGTGTGACTGACGCGAAAGCCTACGTTGCTGACGATCCCGACCAGCTTTATAAGGTCGTTAACGTTGCTGGCGCTACTGCCGACAACATTTCTTCGGGTCTTCTGCCTGCATTTGTGGGTCAGACTGCTGTTGGTAACAACGCTCAACTGGTGCTCAACGCCGGTTCGACGACTACAGGCAACTCGAAGATTGCTATCTTCTTGAACAGCGTCACTACTTCGCTTCCAATGCGTGTTGTTGACACCGTTCCGGACACCGCTAACGCGTCTGGTAACTTCGTTGAATTTATTGTTAAGTTCAACTTCGGCTACCACTCGTATGACAATGCCACAGGCGTATAAGGGAGCTAAATCATGGCTATTTCACGCGCACAACTACTGAAAGAGCTTCTCCCCGGCCTGAACGCATTGTTCGGTATGGAGTACGCTCGTTACGGCGAAGAGCACAAGGAAATCTACGAAACCGAGACTTCCGAGCGTTCCTTCGAAGAAGAGACCAAGCTGTCCGGCTTCTCGGCAGCACCGGTCAAAAACGAAGGTTCAGCAATTGCGTATGACAATGCGCAGGAAGCATGGACTGCTCGTTATAACCACGAAACCATTGCTCTGGGTTTCTCGCTGACCGAAGAGGCCATCGAAGACAACCTGTATGACAGCCTGTCGGCTCGTTATACCAAAGGGCTGGCTCGTGCTATGTCCTACACCAAGCAGGTCAAAGCAGCTAACGTGCTGAACAACGGCTTTTCGGCGTCCTATCCGGGTGGCGATGGCAAAGCACTGTTTGCTACTGATCACCCGCTGGTATCGGGCGGTGTCAACTCGAACGAGCCTGCCACCCCTGCCGATCTGAACGAGACTTCGCTTGAAGCCGCCGTTATCCAGATCGCTGCTTGGACCGACGAACGTGGCCTGCTGATCGCAGCTAAGCCTCGTAAATTGGTTGTTCCGCCACAGCTTCAGTTCGTTGCTACTCGTCTGTTGGAAACCAGCCTCCGTGTTGGCACCGCCGACAACGACATCAACGCTCTGAAGAACAACGGTTCGATCCCAGAGGGCTACACGATCAACCACTTCCTGACCGATCCGAACGCATGGTTCCTGACCACTGATGTTCCTAACGGCATGAAGCACTTTGTTCGTACGCCGATGTCTACCGGAATGGATGGTGATTTCGATACCGGTAACGTACGCTACAAGGCTCGTGAGCGTTACAGCTTTGGCTTCAGCGATCCGCTCGGTATGTTCGGTTCGCCGGGCGCGTAACGTAAAACCTAGGCTTTATGCGGGTTTTGAGGGGGCCTCGGCCCCCTTTTCTTTTTATCAATACGTTATTCGTTCAGTTGTCGCATTACCCGTGTCGTAACACTACATTGCCTGTAACTAAGTTCTTTAAATGCTGCTTGACGCCCCTCTTGCGCAGTAGTATAAAAGCAGTAATACCGGGAATACCGGTGCGTTAGACAGTCCCGGCTGACTTCATGCAGACTAACGTACCTAACCGCATGAGGGAAAATTCAAATGGCACGTACTACTTTTTCTGGCCCAGTTCGGGCCGGTTATCAGGGCGGCGACGCAAGCTCACAACAGCCCCTTACCCCTACAACAATTAACTCTGGTAACGTAATTCCCGTTAACGAGGGAACCGCAGCCTCTGGGTTTTACACCCGTGTGATGCCGACCGTTGGGTTTGGCTCAAGCGACTATCAGAATCCCGGTGAAGCACTTGCCGTGTTTGGTCGGGTTCAGACCGGTGCACCGTTTGCAGCCGTTCCTACTACCACCCACAACTATATGGCTGGTGTGGCAGGTGAATTTGCTGTCATTGGTTCTTACGCCAATACTGCTCTAATGGCTGGTGTGATTGGAATCATCAACACCAATACCCTATCTGGCGATGCCGCTGTGATGGCGTTCATGGATGGCGATGCTGGCGTGACGACTTGCCGTTCAGCCTTCGGTGTTGCTATGGCTCAAACCACAGGCGGCTCCGGTTTTGAGTACGGTCTTGACCTGAAGATGCAAGACCCCGTTGCTGATGGTGGCGGTCCTTCTGGCGTCATTCCTTACACCAAAGCCAACATCCGTATGGAAGATGATGTTGTGGTTATGGTTGCTACGGGCGCTCCTGTTGACGGTACAACGGGTGACAACTTTGCTGGTCCCGGTTCGATGTACATTGACAGCACCGGCGCAAACCTTTACATCCAGACGGGGGCGATCACCAGCCCGGTTTGGAAATTGGTTACTCGCGCTGCTTAATGTTGACTCATAAAGATCCAGAGGTTCAGGCAATGCTTGGGCTTCTGGAGAGCCAAAGAGATCATGTCATGGGAATCGCAGCGGCTATGGCAAAAGAAAATGCGGAGTTAAAAGCCTGCATTGCCAAGCTAGAGAAACCGGAGAGCCAAGATGGCGATGCAATATGACGTAAAGTCGTTCCATGCAACAGCTTCAACGCTTGCGTAT